TCTTGGGGCCCGCTTTTTTAGTTGCCATTATTACCTGCCTATCTGGATGAGTCGCATCTGCTTGATTGTCATAGTGTTGGCTGTTCCCTCACCCGTCAGGAACTCTAAGGAGAATAGCATCGCCTCGTCGTCTGGGAGGTTAGTCGTTGCAGGTGTTGCCGCCGACGCGCCATCCACGAAGAACTCGACGTTGCTGCCGTTGTAGTAAAGCTCAATAAAGCTGTAGGTATCATCTGCGAGGGTAGCCAGCGAGGAGGTCGTGGTTTCGGTTGAATCCTTCTCCAGCTGTCCAGTAAGGCTGGCGCTACCGTCAAGGCTCTCAAAGTAGACCCCGTCAGTAACCCCGCCGAGGAGTGCCGTGTCCAGGAGGGCAACTCCGAAGAATAGGTCGCTCTGGTCAACGTCATTGATGGCAAATTCAAGCCCAGCGTAAACGTGCTGGTCGGAGGTTAATTCCACATACCCGCCGCCCAGTTGCATGGAGAGGCCGTCGTTGTCGTTGGCGGCGCAGGTTATACGGGCCAGTGTCCCAGCGGCATCTACTCCAGCGAATTCACTGGTGCCAGAACCCGCCTCGACCACCGTTGTGACCCAGCCGAAGGGGTCGGTTCCTGTTACTCCCTGGCCTTGAAAGTGGCCTGGGCTCAGGTCATACTTTATGACATTTGTGCCCCAGGCATCTATTACCCGCTTGCGGTGGGTCTGCCAGAAGACGAGGGCTCCGTTTCTATTCCAGTCAGCGTGTACTCCACTCATCGCAACTCCTTATCGTTGCGCCCATATCTCAGGGCGATGCGTGTTAATTAGTTTTATTAATTGGGGCCTGGCCCACCATCCTGTTCGTATGTCGGCGGGACCTGACAGGGACGGTATTAGTTGCCGCCTCCGCCTGTTGGTCGGCATAGCCGCCAGCCTCGTGAACTAGTTTGTAATCCATCGGCGCTCCGCACCGTCGGCAGTTGTCGGGTATGGTCGCCTCGTTATCCTGGGAATCCCTGGCTGGCGTGTAACCGCCTCGGCCGTCGGGAATCCCGAACCTGTAGGCCATCCCGCAATGAGCGCACTGGTAGCAGTGCACCGTGCTCCCTGGTTCCTCTATAACGTCCAGGTCAAGTTGTTTCATTTCTGCACCTCCACTTGTATTACTAGCTTAGGCTACTGACGGTGGCATCTGGGGAACCTGGGTATTTCGGGGCCACGATGTAAGTCAGGCTTCCAGGCTGGGCGTTGGAGCCGATGTCGGCCACGGTGGCCCGAATGAAATCAAACCCGTTGGCAACATCCATATCAGCGGCATCATACTCGACCGCCCAGTATGCACTCTGTTCGGCGCTGGTGGCGTTGGTCACCGTGTTGGTGGATACGCAACAGGAGGCGTCCGTCCAGGTCGTAGTGGACGCCAGGCTGGTCGCTGCTTGCTTCTTCCAGACCTTGACGGGGCTCGTAACGATATTGAGCGCCTTGGCTGAAGTCCCGCAGGCATCGGTCGCCTGTTGGATGGTTAGGGTCGGGTCATCTCCCGCAGTCCCCACTCCAGACGCAAAGAGGATGAGGATGGCGCTGTTATTTTGCATCGAAACATAGTCCCCGTTATTGGCCGCTGTTTGCAGGTCAACAGCGGGAAATCCTTCGATGATGTCTATTCGATTTCCGAGTAAAATTGGCCCTGGCATAGCTGGTGCCTCCTTGAATCAATTTAGCTATTAGCTACGGGTCGCTAGGTTAACGAACGGGCTGATTGTAGTGCTCCCGTTCCGCGGTGTTAGGGCTGAAGTCAACCAGGGCCGTCCATCGACCCTCTGGACGAATTTCCACACCTGCTCGTCGGTGGTGAAATTAACGTGCTCCGAGCGGCTGACGGTTAGGGCCTGGCGGTCACCGATGAGGTACTGGCTGAAGTCGGCAAAGTAGATGTCGCCAGCGGTTCCCACTGTCTGACATTTCTCGCTGAAAATTAACGGCCGCCCGAATATGGACATCGGGGCTGCCTGGGATGCGTTGACTACCCAGACCGCACTTCCGCCCGTACCGACCTCAAGTGACATCTGAGCCAGTTGAGGGAATGTATCGGGGTGAGCTACCCAGACGGCTCTCGCCAGGCTCTGCGGTAGCATTCGGCTGTACATCTTGACGAGGTTCTGGTATTCAATCGTGGTGGCTGCCTGGCCTGTTTCTTTGGCCTGGGTGACGAGTGCTGCGGCGTTGATTATTCCCTGGGGCTGGCCTGCGCCAGTGCCGTTGACGAAAGCGTCGTCCTCAAAGTAGCTGATGGCCTGCGGGAATAACTGGCCGATTAGGGCCTCAATGCCCACCGCTCCATCTGCGAGGAGCTCGTTGGATGCTACGGTGTACGCCGTTAGTTTGTATGGATTGATAACCACCTGGCCGAATGACGGCTGGTTGGTGCTGCTCGATACGGTGCCGCCCTCGTTGACCCAGGTGCCCGAAACGCCGCCGAATACGTTGGAGGCGTGGGAGGTGTCTCTAATGGCAGGGATTCGGAGGGTGGCTCCGCCCATCGGGATGACGGTTGCCCGCGGTCGTACCACGGCCGCCTCCAGGCTCAGTCGCATAACCTCGGCCCTGAACTCCTCTGGCACCAATGCGCCGCCGTCTCCGAGTACGGACTCGCTCATATCCTTGATACGGCCTTTCTGGCCAGTTCGATAGTAGTTGTGGAGTTCAGCTGCCCAGGAGCCAAAACTTTCCCAGGGCTCGTCGTAGTTACCAGCGGCCTTCGGATTAACGTCATGGGCCTTGCGGAATCCTCCGCTGCGGGGCATGGGTGCCCCTGGCCCCTTGGCAGTCTCATCCGACATGGGAGGACGGCCAGACTGTTGAGTGAAACCCTTCTCCTCCAGGATGCTCCGTAACTCCGTCGCTACGTTCTCACGGCGTTGTTCCTCCACGGCTGGGTCGGCCTGGTGAGCAGCTGCGGCATAGTCCACGATGAATTTCTGGGCCGCCTCTGGTCCTCCGCCGAATGCCGATTTTACCGACTCCTCGGTCCTTAGAAATTCCATTAAATCTTCGGGGTTATTCGGGGTCAAAACTTTATCGGTCATTAGTAAGCATCCTCCAAATATAATCTCTCTGGATTGCCTCGGCCGTTGGTTCGGCCTGGGGCTCTGGGGTCATCCTGGCAGCAAGATGATTTATCTCGCTTTTTAAATCTGCGAACTGTGTTATCAGGTCGCCTCGTATTCTGTCGGAGAGTCGCTCGATGAGGGCCTCCATTAACGGGCCATTCGGCCCTTCAGCCGCGAGCTTCGCCTCGGGCATATCTCGGAGAACGTCGCCCATGACCTCGACGAGGACTGGGTGGTTTGTCATACTCTTCAGCATCTGGAGGGCCCTGGCATTGCTTGGAACCGTGACCTGGCTGACCTCCAAGAGCTCCTGGCCGCGGAACTCAAAGCCGCCGTCCGAGCCTTTCCCCAGCCGCTCCGCCTTCGTCATATCAGGGATGAACCCCACGGAGAAAGCGGCATCGCCTTTTTGGGCCAGGTTGTACGCCCAGTCTGCCGTAGCGTTGCCCTCGCCCACGTAGTAACGGGCGACACCTATAAGCTGTTTTCCCTTGACCTCCATGTCGTCCCAGGTGCCGAGTTGGGCGGTCAGGTCATCATAGCGGTGGCTGGCAATTAACATCGGGTGGTCAGCGAAATTGTCCAGGTTCCAGCCGTTCTGGCGGATGATGTCGCCGTCTCTGTCCATGTCTTCGGTTGAGACAATAGCAGAAACCCGCCCCAGGGCAGCGTCCTCGATTTTAATCTCTGGCCTGATTAGTTTCCTTTTGAGAATCCCTGTCGGCATTATTGCCTCCCAAAAAAAAGAACCCGCCGCAGTTCGGTCAACTGCGAGTCGGGCCCTGTAGCCTCACGAATGGCTCTGGCGGCTGTGCGCTCTGGCCAGTCTATATATTCGGTTTTGTTAAGAATAGCCAGCGGAGTGGTTGGTGTCAATCCCTCCACTGTTACCCTGGAACCTAACCTCCGACTTACATATAGGGCTGTCGGAGGTTAGGTTGGGCTGTAAGATGTGAGGTTGGTTGTTACCGCTGCCCTGGAACCTAACCTCCGACGGGCCTTTTCTATAGGCGGAGGTGAGGTTGGATGTGCCTGACAGTTGTTTTGAAATTACCTCTATAAACTGTTGACAATAGGCTATGGCCTATGCTATTGTATAGCTAACAAAGCTAAGGAGGCACCCATGACATACAAGAGCTACAGCGCCAAGCAGACCGCCAAAGGCCACAACCCAATGACCAAGGCCGAGTGGGACCAGCTCTTCGCCGACGCCGCCGAGCTGGAAGCCTCCAAGGCATGGTACGCCCAGGACCGAATCAACCACCCCGAGGCATACTAGTCCCCGTCCTGATGAGGCTGGGTGGCTCCCAGCCGAAACGGCCCGAGAGTCGGCGGAAGCCAAAACAGAGGAGGGACCACAATGGCTAATACCTGGACAGAAGTCAACAAATACCCCACCTGCGATTATTGCCCAGCTGACGCAACATACGACACTAAGACCCGTCATGGTGGCTGGGCATATTGTTGTCAGAGGCACTGGGGAATGCACGGCCACGGTGGCGGTATGCTGGGCGAGGGCATCGGGCAGCGGCTGTATCTCAACAGGGAGAGGGCTACAAGGAAGGATGCCCTCCAACAGCGAGAGAGCATCCGCAAGGCGCGGGAGAGCATCCGCCAGATGATGAGCCCTGACAAATCTGACGATGCGGTGAGCAGCGGCTACAGTTCGTACTAGCCCCCAGGGGAGCCAGCCCGCCTTCGGGTGGGCCGTAAGCCACGGCCTGGCGGCAAGTCCAGGCAGGGGTAAAAAAGGAGGGCAATATGCTCAACGAGAACAGAACCATCAGGCTGGAGCCCAGAACCGATGAGCCGTCCTGGAGGGGACATGAGGACAAGCCGAAGGCGGCCATCAAGGTCACGATACGGAAGAAGACCTTTGTGGACATGAAGGACGGGGAACCCCACCCTCATCCCCACTGGCGGATTGATTGCGACGGCCTCCCGACCAGCGGCCAGGGAACAATGATACCCAACTTCAACCTGTTCAAGGATGCCAGGGTGTCGCCCGATGCCCTGGAGGTCGGGAAGACTTACGAGATAACGGGAGAGCTCGTCAGGAATGACCGCTTCTATAACATCGACTCCGTGCTCCGAGAGGTCGTCAACGCAGCCCCTGGGGTCGCTGGAGTGCCAAAGGACTGGACCCGTGAATATATGCTCAACGCCTGCATGGCCGCAGCGGCAACCATTACGGCCTCCCTCCATGCCACCGAGGAGGGCATCGCTGAAGACTTGGTTGAGTACAACATGGAATGCTCCGCCAAGACGTTTGATTACATTTACCGCCAGGTGCTGGCAACTCGGACATGGCAGGAAGACCACCCCACCGACGTTTAATGCTCGCAGGCAGTTACCTACCAGGAGGGGCGCTTCGGCGCCTCTCCGTGCGTCTGGGCACATCTCCAGCCCCGCTGGTTGCTGGGCCAGATACGGCGCCCGCAG